CTGAATGTGAATCTCGATACCAAGGAGTGTTTCATTAACGGCGGGAGTACGGCCGGAGAGCGCGTGGACATTGAAACGTTGGGTACGCCCTGGGTACGAGAGGACACGACGGTGACCTTATGAAAATTTTAGAATTTCTTAAGAAGGCGTTCATTCTGATAGGGTTAGTCTTTATGGTTGTGATCTGGCTTATAGTCTTTCTCTTTTTGTTGATTTACGATGCGATCTTTGGAGGTTGGGATGAAAAAACTCCAACAAGGTGAAGATGTTGTTTATATTTTTAAAAACTACCTGCCTAAGAAGGAATGCGAGAGGTATGCTAATATGATAAACGATGTAGGGATTGGGAATTTTGACTGGTCCCATGTTACACGAGACGTCACCCAAGATCCGATTGTCTTAAAGACTCAGAAATTTTTAAATAAAAAATTTAAGTTAAAGTTAAAGATCTCTCAGGCCCAGACGCAGAACTGGAACCAGACTTCCTCTTCTCCTCTCCATGTTCATGACGACGTCGGAAGGGAGCACACCACGTATAGTAGTTCGATCTATTTGAACGAGGGATTCGAAGGAGGTCTATTTTATACCAAGCATGGAATTAGAATAAAACCTGAGATAGGACTCTTAACGTTTTTTGATGGAGGGAAAGTATGGCATGGCGTAGAAGAAGTAAAAGGAAAGGATAGAAAATCTTTAATCTTTTGGTGGAAAAATGAAACAAAATAAAAAATATAACTATATTCAAGCTACACGGTCCACGGAGCATGGATCACGGACCTACGACATCTTAGGGGCCAAGTTACCAAGCGTCACGACTATCCTTGCACGGACCAAGGATCAAGAGTATATAACACGCTGGAAAAATAAAGTTGGACATGAACAAGCAGAGCAGATTAAGAATCTTTCAAGCAAGCGTGGGACTGCCATGCACAAGTTCCTGGAGAAATACCTACAGGATAATGGATACGAAGACCTTACAACGATTGGTATCCAAGCTAAACCGATGGCGGAAAAGATTATCAGCGCAGGCTTAGCTGCCGTCAAAGAATACTATGGTTCAGAAGTAACTCTCTATTACCCGGGTCTTTATGCAGGGTCTACCGATTTAGTATGCAAGCACAATGATCTCGACACTATCGTGGATTTCAAACAGGCTAATAAGCCCAAGCGAGAGGAATGGGTAGAAGACTACTACATGCAGATTGCAGCATACGCCATGGCTCATGACTATATTTATGGCTCTCACATTAGACAAGGTATCATTATGGTCTGTACTCCTGACCTATATTTCCAAGAATTCAGGTTTCAAGATGCTGAATTGAGAAATTGGAAGTATAAATTTCTTCAACGATTAAATATGTATTATGACAGACCCTCAAGCTAAAATCTTTCCTATTTTTCCTACACCTATAATGACAATTGTCTATCCAGGAGATTTAAAAAAGGAGTATGAATTCATTAAAAATATTCCTTATGACACAAGAGAATGTATGTTTATGCAGAACAAAGTTGTTAAAACAGGCAGTCATTTCATATCTAAAAATACTTATCTCTTTAAAGACTCTATGGAACTTACAACGCTACGAAAGTTTATGGAAAAAAGTCTAGCCACTTATATGGAAGTAGCTCTTTCCTCTAAAGAACCGCTCACTATAACTCAGTCATGGACTAATAAGAATCCTCCAGGTACTTCACATCATCAACATACACACGCAAATAGTCTTATAAGTGGTGTTTTTTATTTTGAGGACACAGGTAAAGATGTACCTCCTATTCAATTTCATAAAACACCTGATTCAGGTTTCGATATTCATCCTTATAAATGGACTGATCTAAATTCAGGAACTACGTTTCTTCCTGCAAAGGCCGGTGCTCTGTTTGTATTTCCTTCAAACTTACAACATAGTGTTCCGATGAACGAAGGGAAAAAAATAAGGTATAGTCTATCATTTAATACTTTCTGCCTTGGAGACTTAGGCAATAAAAAAGACTTAAGTTATTTAAATGTCTCAAAATTAGTAAAGGAGGAAACATGAAAGAACGTATCTATAAAACGTTAGTCTCGCGATATACAAGTCAAATAGAAGATGCTTTATTAAAAGTAGATCTTCTATTGGCCAATTCAGCGAGCCAAGCGGTAATTGTAGACCATACAGATATTACTGGAGCCATTGATAAACTATTGGCTGTTGCTTCAGAAGCACAAGAACGTATGGATTTGCTTCGAAAATATTATAGTAGTAATTAACCAATTGTGGCAAGAATGTGGCGGAAATGTGGCAGAAAATAGGTATCGCATTCAGCCTAAAAGGTATCGCATGCGACACCTTTTTAAGGGCTTTTGTTGCGAATGAGAATCATTCTAAGGAAATGCGACACCTTTGGTATCGCATGCGACCCCTATGCGACCCCATATGCGACCCCTCTAAACCCTCTAGAAGTGTTGGTATAGGCGGTTGATTTCACTATTTTTCAATATGCGACACCTTTTTTCAGAAAAAACGGGGAACGTGTTTTGGTTTTTTTATTTGAACTCCCTATCGCATGAGCTTGCCTTATTTCTGCCACAATTGAGTCCTTCAAATAATGATGTTATAGGGGCTTATGATTCTTAATGGGAAAACTTATCAGTTTTATAAAATATCCTGGGTTGATATTACTGGGTCCAGTGAGCATGCCACACGAGAAGAGTTTGATAAAATGGAGTGTGCAACTATGGTCACCTATGCTTTTGTTTATAAAAGAAATTACAAATTTTTATGGACCTTTAGTAGTTATGATGTAACAGAAGAAACTTTTTCTGATCGAAATGTTTTTCCTACCTCCTGTGTAACAGATATGAAGAAACTTGATGTTTAATCCTGATTGGATTGTAGTTGCTTCAATGGCTTTAATGGGACTCTTATGTCTTTATTTTTTAATACAGGCTTCATCGCTTTAACTTCCTCTTTAAGTTCTTCAATAGGTTTTGCGTCTAAGATAGGAGCATATTCATTGATGATGTGTTTCATCCGTGCTTCTAATTCCTGTTCAGTTAAATCTTCAAGCTTACCTGTTTTAATAATTTTTTGTTCAATGTAAAGACCTCCTGCTTTACCTCGTGCAACTTCTGCATTAACAGCACTGGAGAAGCTACCTTTTTTGAGAGCCTCTTCACGTAAACGTGCAAGTTCTTTGATATGTTTCTCAAATGTGACTTCATATTTTTGTTGTATCTCCTCTCGTAGTTCTCCTATGTATTGTACTACTAATGGATATCGTCTAGGATTCCTTAGTTCACTAGCTCGGACTCTAGCTGAGTCTTCTGCATAGCCGGCTTCGACTGCTGCTTCATAAGGGGTTTTTCTACCCTCATTGTACACGTACAATTCAGAAAATCGTTTTTGAATATCAGTTAATCTTTTCGGAACTCCCATACTTGACTAATACAGTAATATGAAGTACACGTCAATGATGACATTTATAACATGGCATCTCTTGGCTATTTGCACAGTCGTGGGTATTTCATTTATAATTGGATTTAGTTTTGGAAAAGAAAGAAAAATTAAATGCCTAAAGATAAAAAGTTAAAAATAACGTGGTGGTCTACAGTCAAGCTTTTAGAGGAAGTAATGCCTCCAACGCCAGCTCGAGTATTTTTTCCTCAATGGTGGAAAGATATTAAAAGTTTAGACTCTACTGATCCAATAGTGGAGGGGCCGGCAGGTAATATTAAAGCTTGTCCTTCTTTTCCTTTATGGTTTCAACAAGGATATGTTGTTCCTTTATGGACAGATATTGAGCTTCATTATCAAGAAGACAGCGGCTCTTTAAATTGGAGAACTCCCAATGAACAGTGGCAAATAGGGATTCATGCTAATACTCAGGTTCTTCCTCATTTACCTGAGCATATAAGAGAAAATATTATAGCAATCTTGAAGCCAAAATCTCCGTGGAGAGTTGTAACCCCTAAAGGTTATTCTACAATGCAGCTTCCCATGACTTATCAGTACAATAAAATTTTTGAAACATTACCAGGCATTATTCCCACTGATGTATGGCATCAGACTAATCCACAAATGGTGATAACGAAAAATGCTTTTAAGGATAGTAATATGGTGATGTTGACTAAAGGCACTCCGTTAGCTCAGTATGTACCTTTTAAAAGAGAAGACTATGTTTATCAGGTTCGTGCTTCAACAAAGAAGTTGCAGAAACAGGAGTATTTAAATAACTTAAAGCTTAGTGGAAAGTTTAGAAGAAGATTACAGGAGCTAGATTCTGATGGATAAAGAGAAATTTGCAGCGATGATTGCAAACAAACAAGACAACCCAACTATGCATGAGTTGGCTAAAACTTTTCCTGAAAAAACTTATAGAGAATTGGAAATCTATCGAGACTCGGATAGGCATGCAGAAGCTAATCAGGTTCCTTTGACAGAAGCACAAAAGAATTTAGTGGAACACATAGAAGCGGGGACTTGTATTATGGGAGAGATGAGAAAAGACAGAGAAGAAGAATCTGAATTGGATAGAACCAAGAGAGCAAATAATGATTTGTACAATCGAGTTGCTGAGCTTATTGAGATTGATGGATCACATCAGAGACTTAATGGAAAATTACAAATGAGAATAGCTGAATTAGAAGAGGAGAATAATAAAATGCGTAAGCATTTAGATCAGCAGCTTGAAGCTGCAAGAAAGGCAGGACTCTAATGCTTAAGTGTCAAGAATTAGAGAAGGTCATTAGAATGTTTAATGATAATAGTACGGTAGCCAAGAACGCTAGAGTCTCTATTGAATTACCAAATAAATCCCTTTGGGATGTGGGTGAAATTTTTTTAGCGGCTAATAAAATCATTGGAACCAGGGAAACTCATAGAATTGTAATCAGAATTAATAAAGAAATAGCGTCACCAGGTGCCATAGAGTACAAGTTGTAGTTACTTTGAAATGGCCAAGAAGTTAGAGTCTAAATTTTGGCAAGAAGTTAAACAAA